AGCCGCAATTTCGCGGAGTTGATGCTGCAAGACCAGCTCAATACTGCCGTGTTGGGTCTGACGGCTGCAATCGGCAACAACGCTGCTGTCGTTAATGACGTATCCGGTAACCCGGTGACGTATGCCGCGATGAATGATGCTCATGCACTGTTTGGCGATCATTCGGCGAACCTGGTGGCCAGCGTGATGAACGGCGCGACATACCATAAACTGATCGGCCAGAATCTGGCAAATGCTGAGCGCCTGTACTCTGCTGGCAATGTGCAGGTTGTTGATATTCTCGGCAAAGTGGTCGTTGTCACTGATGCCCCGGCCCTGTATGTGGTAGACGCACCGGCGAGGGCGATTGTTGTCTCCCTGACGGAGGGCGGCGCGGTTGTTACCGACGGCAGTGATGTGATTTCCAATATCGAAACCGTAAACGGCAAAACCCGTATCGAAACCACGCTGCAAGTCGATTACACCTTCGGCCTGTCCCTGAAAGGTTACACCTGGGACGAAGCCAATGGCGGCCCGTCTCCCACTGATGCTGACCTCGGCACTGGCACGAATTGGGATCAGGTTGTGACCAGCATAAAACACACTGCTGGCGTTCTGACTATCGGAGATGCTTAAGATGGAAGACGAGAAAATCTGGTTTGTCAAGTTCCCGACCTATCAATACAACGAGGACGTGAAAGTTCTGGCCCGCAAGGCTGGCCTCAAGATCGTTGATGCTCGTTATGATGACGGCAACGGCGTGGAAGGCCCGAAGCTGACTGTCAAGGGTAAAAAGCGCGGCCCGAAGCCTAAAGAATGACCATCGTTATAGAAGACGGCTCGAATGTTCCCGGTGCGAACTCGTTTGTCACTCTGGCAGAGTTTGACGCATGGCTTGCCAATAATGGCAAAACAGTAACGGGCAACAAAGAGACGCTTCTTCTACGGTCGTTTTCATTCATGCGGGTGTTGCCGTGGTGTAAAAGCCACGACCAGCATTTCACAGTAACAGAGTCCATGAAAGAGGCGCAGTGTGACATTGCTGCGTCGATGGATGGTGGTTTTGATCCGTTGTCTGTTGCTGACAGGTCGCTGAAGCGCAAGAAGGTGGACGTACTGGAAAAAGAGTGGTTCGGGCCGGGTCATGGATCAAGCCCTGCCGCTCAGTTGCGGCGGTTGCCGTATGCCCACGCGATGATTGCCGTGTTTTTGTGTGAATCAGGCGCCAACAATTTCGATCTGGTGCGATGAGTACAGCAGAAGACTATCTCGACGCGGTTGATCTGGAAGAAGACCTGAAAGCCGATGGTCGTTACATCTCCATTGGGTCGATTGAGACCGGAGCCTACGTTGAAAAGTTGAACGTCCCGGCGCTGGCAACAAAACCGAGCATTCGGCCAGATGGCGACAATGTGAAAGTTGATGATCGTTGGTTCATGGTTTCAGGCATTCACGATTTGACTGGAACTGACAGGGTGGTTGATGATGGCATGGAATTGAGCATCATCAACCTGTTCCCGCTGAAAATATCGGATCAGGTAATCTTTACCAAGATTCAGGCGCGTGTATGAGTGATATTCGCAAGCTGGGCGACATTGACAAGTTCAAAGAAACACAGATTGACATTCTGGCACGGTCGCTGCAGGTACTGAACAGGGGTATTCGGTCGGATACTCCGGTGGACACGGGCACACTGAAAGCCTCATGGATTGGAAACATCGGCAAACCGTCCACTCACAAGCCCGTGTATAAACGACCCTATTCAGGATCGAAATCCGTGGATGTGTTGCCGCATATCAAACCGGGGCAGACGTATTACTACGTCAACAATCAGGACTATGCGCCATATATCGAATACGGCACCAGCAAGATACGGCCTCGCGCCATGTTGCGGAAAAATCTGGCGAAATGGCCCGGGATAGTTAAACGTGCGGCAGTCTGAGATCAACGCAGCAGTACGAGCGAAAATTGAAGGGCTGGCCGGGTTACCGCCGAGGCTGTACGAAAATGAGCTGAAGCTCACTGACGGCAGCCGCAAACCGACAGGGACGCACATCCGGGTGTTCATTTTGCCAGTCGGCAGTCAGGACGATTCGCTGGGCTGTGATCGGTGGATTGGATTGATCCAATGCTCTGTTCTTGTCAGGGATGGCGTGGGAACATCACAGGCAATAGATATTGCTGATGCGATCATAGATTCCATGCCAAAAGGCGAAGAGCTGACAAGCGGCGGCTCGACGATTTTGATTGAAAACAACGGATATGTCGGTGATGCGATAACGGCAGACGGCTGGCATATCCAGAATGTGACGATAACGTACAGAGGTACAAAATGAGCGAACTGATCCCCGTCGAGAAAGACGGGAAAAAATATTATGTACACGAGGCCGAGCTTGAGGCTTGGCTGAATGATGGCGCTAAGGAAGTGCTGAAACCCACCACCAAGACGAAAAAGGTGAAAAAAGATGGCTGATCCGATTGCCGTACTCGGCACTGTAGTAAGTTTTTCTGCGGCGAATCCCGCGACACTCGACCAGGCAGGTTATGAAACCCTGACCTGGACTGATGAAACCGCATGTTTGATTACAAACATCGGCAGCATGGGTTCGACTTGGGACACCAAAGAGGATGATACTCTTTGTGACGAAGCGAAAGCGCCTGTCAAAACCAAGATCAAAAATAACCAGTTCGATATGGCTATGAAGTATCAGAAAGCTGATGCTGCACAGGACATTATCAAAGCCAACCATTTCGACATCACAAACAAATTGATGTCGATCAAAATCGCCCTGAACGGTGATGCCACGAACGTCAAATATGGCCAAGTCAAGTGCGTGTCTTATGACCCGTCTGGTGGTGGTTCCGGCGATGACTATACGCTGGCAGTCAGCCTGGTGCGTGATGGTGACTGGGTCGAGGTAACAGCGTAATGGTCGATGTCACTAGCCTGCGTACTGACCAGCCGATTCGTGTTGATATTCTCGACGCGGACGGCAAGAAGTACGAAGGCAAAGACTCGCCGTATGCAATGGTATTCCCGGCAGGCAGTCGAGAGTATCGCCGGGCCTATTCCAAACTGTCAGAGAAAATGGCGCAGATCAAAGACGATGACGAAAAAATCGACAAAATCTTTGATCTGGACGTTGATCTGGCCGTTGAACTCACCGAATCGATGCACAATCTTGAGTTTGACGGCAAAGACTGTGCCGACAAAAAGGTTCTCCGGCAGATGTACGCGGCGGTGTCGATTATCCGCCAGCGCATTTTTGAAGCAGCGAGGAAGCCCGAGGATTTTTTACCGCTCGCGCGGAACGATTGATACGTTCCGCGCAGTATCTCGGATGGCTCTCAGCCGTTCCGGAAGGTCAGAAACAAACCAGAGCCGCCCTCGGCATGGAAACAGACGAGAGCGAACCGGCGGACGCGCATATCCTCGGATATTTCCGTCAGATCGGTATGCGCGAGCCGCTCACATTCAGCGAGGTGTCAAAATGGGCGGAACTGACAGGCACACACGTAACACCGTTCATCGCGGAAACCCTCGTATCCATGTCGGCGGCATTCCACAATTACCGTGCCATATCGGTCGATCCCGCCTATCCTCATCCGTGGCAATCCAGAGAGGAAGCCATGTCTATCGCATCCGCGAAGGCATTTGACGCGCTATGATCACACTCGCAGAACTCGGATACAAAGTTGATACCAGCGAACTCAAACGCGCTGGCAGGGATCTTGACGACCTATCGAAATCAGAACAAAAAACAGGCAAAGGTGCAGAGGAACTCGCCGCAAAGGTAAAACGCTCCGGCAAACTGATTGCTGCCGGGTTCGCTGCTGGCGCTGCGGCCATCGGCGGAATAACCGCCACGTTCATTGACGCAGCGAAAACGACCGAAAACTATCGCCTGCGCATGGATGCACTGCTGGGTAGCACGGCGGAAGGTGCTCGCCTGTTTGATGACATGGCGAAATTCGCCAGCAAAATCCCGTTTGAGTTTGAAAATATCATGTCGGCAGCCACCCAGCTGTCCGGCGTGATGACTGGTGGTGTGGATGAGATCAACCGATGGATGCCGATGATTGCCGACCTCGCGGCTGTGTCCGGGCTGTCGATTGAGCAAACCACAGAGCAGATTGTCAGGATGTACTCGGCCGGAGCCGGTGCTGCTGACCTATTCCGTGAGCGCGGCATCACGGCGATGCTTGGTTTCCAGTCTGGTGTTTCGTACTCAGCAGAGCAAACCCGCAAGAAGCTGATTGAGGCGTTTGAAGACCCTGCATCCAAGTTCAAAGGTGCTGCCGCTGCAATGGCAGACACTTGGGACGGTACGCTGTCCATGATCGGTGATAAATGGTTTCAGATTCGCAATGAGATCATGGACGAGGAGGTCTTTGCATATTTCAAACAGCTCATCCAGCTTATTGATTCCGAATTCGGCGATGCTCTGAAAACAGTGCAGGAAAACAGTGACGAGGCTCACTCTGCGCTGATTTCGATGCTGGATGATGTTGTCACAGGTTTTGGCTATGCGCTGGATACGGTTGACGTATTCAAAGCTGGGCTGTTAACCATCAAAAATGCTGCGATGCAGGTTGAGCAGGGGGTTTACTCCCTCGGCATTGCATTCGGGTACATTACTCATCCGTTCAGGTCATTCCGAGATGCGGATGAAAATGTGCTGCGATTGAAGAATAATATTGCTGAACTCCAGCAACAGATAGCAGGCAATCGGATCGAAATCATTGATTCCGCCGGACTGGATAAAGTGCGGAAGGCCAAAGAACTCATCAAGAGCATGTCCGATGATCGGGCCATCTCAAAACTTGAAAAACAGTTCGATGCTGATTTGCTGGAAGGATACGCGAAAGGCGTCAAAAAAGTTGGCGAGGCCCACAAAACAACCAGCAAAAGCACGAGAACACTCACCAAATCAAGCAGCGACCTGAATCGTGAGATGCGAGAGCTTGAGCGTGAATCAGAGGACTACATCAAACAGCTCGAACGGTGGGCTGAGGCAGACCGGCAGGCAGCACTCGAAAACCAGAAAATCATTGACGCGCTGAAGCAGGAACATGCCCAGCTTGGCATGAGCGAGCGCGAACTGTCGATACTCGAAGCCACGCGCAGGCTCAATGCGGACGCAACAGAGGAACAGATTGCGCAGGTCAAAGAGCTGGCCGCCCGCAATTATGACGAGGCCGAGTCAATGGCCGCGCAGCAGGAGGCCATTCAGGCTACCACTGAGGACATGCGCGGATTCTCCGATGAGCTGGTCAATGCCGCAATCAATGGCGAGAGCTTGGGCGATACGCTGGTCGATATGTTCAAGCGTATCGCCGCGCAGTGGGCTGCTAATGGTATGTGGCAGATCATTGAGGCGCTCACTGGCATTGGTGATGGTCAATTCGATTGGGGTCAGGTATTCACCACATCCGGCGGCACGTCATACAATTTCGGTGGCGGATCTGCTCTTGGCAGCGCTGGAAACGTCTACTCCGGCTACCAGAATTATCAGGCTGGGGCCAGATCAGGCAACCGTGGCCAGCAGGCAATCGGCGCGGCTCAGACAGCATACGGCGGTTA